TGCCTTGCTTGTTCCACATCATTAAATTCTTTTATTTTCCCAGTTTTTAGATTTTTTAAGCAATTGTAATATTCTTCACGAGAGTATAATGTTAAATCTAATAGTTCTATTAATCTTTGTGCCTTTTCGTTATCTCTTAAAACGTTGAAAAAATTATATAAATTGCTATCAATATCGTTATAAACTTCTATAGGACTTGGTTCTTTTGTAAACAATACCCAGGCAGCACCGCCAAAACCTTCAACATATGTTTGATGCTGTGGAAATAGTTGAATAACCCAATTTAAAGGAGATTTAGCCATATATATCATCCTTTCATGCACTAAAAAAGAGCCTTTTGGCTCTGATTTTTTTATCTAAAAAAACTTTAGCCCGGCGGGGGTGACCGGGCTAAAATAAAGAGCTCTAGCAAACGCTAGAGCGCAATTTCTATTGTACCAGTTTAATTATAACACCCTTTAAAAAGCCTGTCAAGTACAGTACATTTTCACCAGTTTTCCCTCACAAATTTTCTTATGTCATCATAATCTATCAAACCGCTTGCTATTGCAAGCATGATGCCTTCAAGAAATATAACATCTTTCATCTCTTTATACTGACTCCTGTACTGCAAACCTAATTGTTTCTGCACATGATTGTCCGCTAATTCGTCAAAATAGCGTTTCTGAATAAGTACAGCATACTTTGTCTTATTTTTCTCATCTATGTACTTCATATCTGCTACAACATCTCTCACAATCTTAAGCCATTGTTGTTTTTCCGTTAGTTCTTCATCCATTGCAATTTTAATCGCTTTTAATTCAGTAGGGTTACTGTTATGGCTTACACCTCCACCCCCTGTTTCTACATACTTTGCTGGAGAAGAATGTATTATATCGTCTATTCTCTTTTTTACCTCAAACAAGACTTGGTAGTAGTTAAAAAAGTAATGTTCAAGAACGTTTCGCTTCGGCAGTTTCTTCAAGATGCCACCTCCTTAGTTCATTTTCCCATCTTCGTATTTCTTTCATGAATTTTGATGTTATATCATCCCAACTACCAACTTTTGTTAAATAATATTCTCTCATTTCTTTATACATTTCTATCATGCCTTCTGGATTGTCCACATAGCCCAGGCAACCTTCACCAATAAATTCTTTATATGCTATACACCTCCCATTTTCGTTTTTCAAACACTTTTGGCATTTTTCAGGAATTGCTGTCATATCTCCACCTCCATGATAATATACCATCTACATTACTTGCTCCTAACGTATCAAACTCTTTATCAAAAAACGTTACAAATCTAGCTTTATCCCATCCAACAATAGGAGCATATTTATCATAAACACTATGATATGGAACATCAAAAGCAAATATATAAGCCCATACATCTTTCCAGCTCCAATCTTGCAACGGCCATATTTCCTTTATCTTTGTCAAACTTTTTTGCGCTTCTATACGCAATTTTCTCGATATAGACTCTTCTTTTCGTATACCAACAAAACAGCCATCATAGCCTTGCTTCAATAATTCTGGTACTACCCTACCAAAAAACTCTTTGTACCAAATTCCCGTATCTTCTCTTGATTTATATTTATCCGAAGTGTCAATGTAAATATTTTTAGCTCCTATTTTTCTCATGTTTTCTATTATTTCTTTTTCGTAAGCTCTAGGCATAAGATACGGCCCATAATCCCAATGGAATACAAGTATCTCCGGGTCGTGCTGTAATACAAGATGTAATAGTGCAGTGGAATCCTTACCACCGCTGTAGGCAACATACATCTTTGTATATCTTTTTAATGCTTGCGAAATCATTCTATTAGCCTCATTTAATTTCTGTTGAAATTCCTCATTCTGAGCCCATTTTTTTAGTACTTCTTTGATATTCATCCTTCAATTTACACCTCGCTCCCGGCGGCACGCATAGTGCCACATTTTTAGGATTCCAATAAGGCCCTTTATAAGCTATATAAGCAGCCTCTTCATATTCCTTGCACATTTCTACAGGAATAGGTCGCATAGCAATGTCGCCAGCCACCAAGGACCAATCTTCTTCAATCTCTTCAAAGATTATATCCCTTACTGTACCAAAGCCTATGCGTAAATCATTTCCTAAACCTATCACATTTCTCAGGATAAGACCTTTGATAATCTCCAAATCTCCATTTACGTAAAATACTACTTCCTTGCAAGCTATATACGGTTCTGCCATTGCATATGACCTAAAATGACCACTGCCTACTCTGATTTTTTTCTTATCCAAGTCTCCTGCCCATTTATCTTCAAATCTTTTGTAAATCCTTGTAATTTTAACTGAATATTTCGGTATAAACTGACTTACACTTGCATGATAGATTTCGCCTGTTCTCTTAATAGGCAAAAGACGGTTGTTCTTAGGTAAGTACGGTGATATGTCAAATTTTTTAGGTGTAATGAAGTAATCTTGTCCAAAAGCCTCAAGAAGAAGCAAATGTGAAATAAGGCTGTCAAAATTTATCCACGGATGTGAAAGAGCTACCGGTGAGCCTATCTTGAACGTCACTTTGAATGGCCGGAAGCGGCTCCACCGAATAGGCAGAGCCTTCTCCGCTAGATTTGCAAAATATTTTACTTCCTCTAACATCCCGCTCATAACCTCTCCTCCAATTCTTTCAGCAATTTTATGATTTCGTCTTTCTTCTCTTGCGCAAACTCAAGATACAGGCTGGCATCTGGCTTGTTCTTGTAGTTCAACATGACCTTGCCATCACCGCTGGAGCTCCTGCCTCCCACATATGGCATAGCTTCAAACAGGTCTAATACTCGGCCAAAGGCGCTAAGCTGAAGTTGGTCTGGTAGTTGCAGCACAAAGCGGTGGAAAAACTTCGTACCGGGTACAAAGCATTCATAATCTACCTTCATTTGCACCGCCTGCTCGTCTTCTTGGCGCTCCTCACGCAAATCATCCCGCCTTGTTATAAAGCTTTGGTCGGTAAATGTGCGGATGGGTCGCTCTGCACGTGGGTCCTTTTGGTACTCCTCTGGCAGATATGGTTTGTACTCCTCGCATATGGGCCACATGTGTTCCACTATCAAGTTACCTTGTATCAT